TCACTTACAATATTACCAGTTGTTTCATTATGGGTTGTTCCATCATTTTGAGTATTTGTTTCAAAACTTCCATTATCTTTTGTGTCAATATGAAACGTACCATTTTTATTTCCAACTTTATCAATATTATCATTACGAGTTCCATCCGTTGTATGATCTTTTGTTCGATCCATAACAGTATTCATAAGTGGATCAAATTGAATTAGTTCACTTCTAAAACGTTGATTGTAATAAGGCATTTTTTCATTCATCCAATTTTCTAAATGAAACTTGAATAACTCAATCGTTTCGAAACCTATTTCCGTCATATAGAAACGTCTAACCCATTTTCTTTCAAATTCTTTTCTTTTTGATTCGTCAAAGAAAGGATAATCAAAATCAAATAAATGAGGTGTGCCAATCTCTATTTTTTCTTTAATAGATTTAGGAGGATAATCGTATTGTGAAAAGTGGTCTATATAATTATAAAGTTCATCACTATACAACGCCATGTTCTTCATCCTCCTCAAATTCACTATTTAAAATTTCAAACGGTAGATTATCAGTTCTCATTTTCACGTTCAAACCTTCTAATTCAGGATATAATTGGACAATCCTATCCCTAGCTTCTAAACGCGATTTCAACATAATGTTTTCAGATGCTTGTTCTTTTTCGTCTCCTGAAGTAGCTTCTGCACTTGTTAATCTTTCTTTCTTATCAATCGCAACATTACGAATACCAAGATAAGTAAGAAATTCAGACCAATACGCATTCTTTTGGTCATTAATTTTATCAACAACAAATGGAGCATCTGTTTTAAACACTTTAATAGAATTAGGATCAAAATGTTTATTTGCAACAATGACAGGAGCATTTCCTTCATATTGGTTATAGATATTCATAAGAGAAAATTTATTTGTGTCTTCAGCGCTTATCAATACTGGGGTTTTCTGTGCGTTTAAATTGATATCAATTAATTCCATTGCATTTGCTAATTTTTTAGCGAACATAATCACACTATCCATAGTAGGAATATGCAAATCATTGTTCCAAACAACTACACCTGTTTTATCTCTATCCATTAATTCAAGATTGTCTCCAAAATTATAAATTTCAAATTTACGATTTTCATAATCAGGTGTTGCCGTTGTAAACTTAGTTGGTTGTAAATATCGGTTAATATGTGTACCAGCTGTTCCATTTACCGCCATATATCCTAAATCTTTATCTTTATAAAAACCAACATAACCATGTGTATGAATCATCATTTCCATATAACGAGGATCAACTGTGTCAGGCAAGTTTTCCCACTCAAATAACTGGAATGTAAGTTGACTTAAATATTTAGCATAATGCCAATAATAGAAATTTCCAACATTCTCTTGTATCTGATTTGGATTCATATACATACTAATTTGATTAAACATCATATCACCTCATTGCTTAAAGAATAATTTCCAACATCATTTGTATGCCATAAAGTAATTCCTCTATCAAATACCGATTTCAACTCATTCATGTCTTCTGTATTAAAATCACCAACAATATTACAAGATTTTGTCTCAACATAATTCCAATTTTGTCTTGTATGAAAATTCGGTAGTTTAACTTCATTCTTTTTATAGCCAAACATTTTAAAGAAATCTTCTAGTTTTCTTCTGTATTCAGGTTTTAAAGTTTTCTTAATTAATGTTACACCATCATAACGATGCCCCATACTATAAGAGTTATTTGATCCCATTTTATTTAATTGTGGAGGAACATTTGAAATATCTTGTTGTTTCGCTTCTAATCCTTGTAAAGCTAATACAGTATTACCTGCGCCTTTAACTGCGGAAACACCACTTTGTGCCGCTCCCATGATTCCACCTGCTCCACCTTGCATAACAGAACTTGCTCCACCTAAAATATTTTGACCAACACCAGCAACCCCATTAAAAATAATTTGTTGTTTTTGGTTTTCTAATGAGTTTTTATTTCCTTGCAAGTAAGCTGAAATTAATTCTGTAATAACAGGTATATCATTTGGGTTAATATTTACAATTCCATATTGATTATCTAAATGATTCGTAGATTCTGTTTTATTGTTATAATCTTGAATAGAATATGTAACATTGTTGCTTGTTCCAATACTTCCCTTTAAATTTAGATTCAAGTTTGATTGATAAATGTATTCTAATTTATAAGTAGAATGATTACCTTTCATATCATCCATTGTTAATAAAGTATAAGGATACATATATAACTTACTTTCTGAATAACTAGGGATACCATCATAACGTGAACCCAATGTAAATGTTTCTGTTTTAAAACGTTTAACATCTTTTACATATAACACATATAATTGTTTTCCAGCTTCACCAATAGATGTGTACTCAAATTTCTGATCGCTTTCAGTGAATCTTATATTTAAAGGTAGTTCTCCCCCACCTCTTACTTCAATTGGACAACCAATACTTTCAGTCATAAAGATAGAAACAATATTATTTGTAGCACCTTCTAAACCATAAATTTCTGTTAAAAACTTTTCAGGGGTAGCTAATGGACTATCCTCTTCACCTTGCATATAGCTTATTCCTTCTCCATCTATTGTAAAAGGTAAAATATAATAACTAAATGGTTGCGCAATACCTGTATAAGTTGCCTCTGATTTTTTAGCATTTGTTCCATGCATTAATTCTTTTGCAATAACAACCATCCATTTAACACCTTTATTCGGCACATAATGGTTTAAATACACATCATCATATTCTAAACCGTAATTAAGTCCCTCATCAATTGTGTTTACAACAGGACTTCCATCACTATTCCATAAAGGACAATGTTCTCTCACCACAAAAGAAGGTTGGAATTTCATTTCAAACATCCAAGTATGTAAGACATCGATTTCAAAATATACATGAGTAGTGGAACTACTTTTTCGTGTTAATTTTGTAACAAAAGCATAAAACCATTTGTTATTGTATTCAGCATTCTGAAACATCATATAGCTAACATCACGTAAACTATCAATACTTGCATCTGCTGAAACATAAGATTTTCCATTATTTTCTACAAACGTTACTTCTCCCATAGAATGAACAGTCGGTCTTCCACTGAAATAAGCAAATTGATCATTTCTATTGTCAAACCATCTTGTATTTTTATAATCATTAGAAAAGGGAACGCCTTTTTTAAAAAAGACGTTGCTCCCACTAACTGGTACGACTGCCATTTTAGACGCTCCTTTCTATTTCACTTCATACATTTCGAAATCTGACCATAAATATTCATCATCAAATTCATATTTTGATTGAGCAACTTTAATAATATCTCCAATAGAAACATTGATTAAAGTGTTTAAACTTCTATAAGTCCCATCACCTTCAATTTGGAAGACATCACCCGATCCTCCACCACTAACTTGTTCATGTTTTAAATGAATCCAATAGTTAGGAATACCTGTTCCAGTAACATGAATATTTTCACCTACTGAAACAGGATTAATTGTTGGTTTGGGAATCTTAGGGAGCAGTCACAGTTACTTTTGCAGTATCAGAAACAACTGTTTCCCCAACTTTAGCAGAGAATGTTACTGTTAATTTATCTGTTCCTGCTTCTTCAGTTGCATCAACATCTAATTTACCTGTTGCAGAATCAATTTTTGTTCCTGCTTTTGTTCCACCTGTTACTTCAAATTTCTTTTCAGTTACTGTTCCTTCACCTTCAGTTGTTCCAGAAAATGTTGTTGATTCACCAGCTTTTACACTAGCAGTTTTTGGATCAATTGTTGCTTTTGGTTCTGTTGGTGTTGGTGCATCAGCCGTACTAAATACAACCGCATTCTCAAGAGTTGAGCAAGAAAGAGTTTGCCATACATGGTAGAAGTAATTCCAGTATAAACCTTTTGCATCATACACATTTGTCATTTCAATGTTATTGTCGTAACACATGAACCAATCTTCATCAACAAGAGCCGCTTGGATTGTCGGATCAGCAAATTCATCAATAACCGTTACTTTACCCATGAAATCAGCTTTGCCCATATTGAATGCTGCCGCTAAAACTTCAACATCAATTTCCGCTTCTGTATCAGCCGTAATAAATAAATGTAGACCTTCAATTTCTGATCGAGTATGTACGCCTGTGTGATTATATTTACGAGAACCCATACCAAGTGTTAATTTACGAGCCATTGCACGGATTTTCTTTACTAATTTTTTCCCCGAAGCTTCATCAGTAGGAGCTTCTACTTTTACATGATGGAAGAAGCCTTTTGCGTAAAACTCATCGATTAGCTTTCTCATGTATAAATACTCATCAACTTCAGCAGAGTTATAAAGAGCTTCAAAAATACCAGTAACAAAGTTATCTAAATTCTGATAAGAAACAAACGCCGCTTTTAATTCAGCTTGAGATACAGTTTGCTCATAGAAGTCTTCTCGGTTACGTTGATGGAAGAATGCTTTCGTGTCAGGAATCTCACGTTTGTAAAGAGTTGATTCTGCATCAGATGGATCAAACTTTTTCGCTTTTGTGATATCTGTATACCATGTATTCTGTTAACCTCGCTACAGTTAACACGTTCTCTTATGAACTGCTATATGTCACCATATAGAGTAGACTATCTCTTCATAATTTTTTAAATTATGTTCCCCGTTTCCATCCGCTTGGATGTACGTCTTTCAACTAGTCGTTACACGTTCCCTTCGAAGGGCTTCGCTCGGTATTGTCTCTTTTGAGATGTTCACCGAATTAGAGGAATTTAGAGAGACCCATTATGTTAAATCTCTTCAATTGTATATCCTAAAGGCATAGTTCCCTTTTTAAATTTTCCAAGTGGATTGTTTAAAGATTTGTGTTTAATTACAACTAGCCCAATACGGTCAACTAATTGATTTAAAAAATCATTACGATGTTGAGGTAACGAGTTAATACCGATACCAACTTCACCAATATTTCTTTCATCTGCAACTGGAACCGCCATTGCATACGCTCCAC